TAGATTCCGACAACGGGCGCGGGTATTTTGCGGGCAACCTTTATGTAAATAGCGGAAGTCTTGTTCTTAGCGCAGGCAACTACAACTCCTACGCCCCGACCCTGACTGGCGGCGGTGCTTCTGGCACTTGGGGTATCAATATAACCGGAAGCGCTGGTTCTGTTAGTAGCATAAGCTCATCTGTAGCAGGAAACGCATACGCAGGTCTTAGCGCCGGTTCAGTTGGTTCACTGGCTTTTGCAAGAATAAATGGTGCCGCCGGCACATATTCATATGGCGCAACTATTGCCGGTTCTAGTTTAAGAACATCAAATGCAGAGGCCTACATAACGGGTGCTTCAGCTCTTAGTGGCACTTGGCGCTGTTTAGGTTACGCCTATGATGATGGAAAACATTCACAACGCGCTACTACTTTGTGGCTGAGAATCTCATAAGGAAAAATTTATGATCAAAGAAATTGAGCTGAAACTGACTGTTGCAGAGGTAAACGGTATACTACAGGCACTGGGCCAAATGCCCTATGCGCAGGTGGTGTCTTTGGTGCTGAAAATCCAACAGCAGGCGCAGGCGCAAGTTTCTGAGACCCAAGAAGCTCAGTAACCCAAAAGGAGTAATGCCGTGGCATCCACGTACTCAACAAATCTCAAAATCGAGCTGATTGGCACCGGTGAGCAGTCCGGTACTTGGGGCAGCACGACCAACACCAATCTTGGCACCGCGCTGGAACAGTCCATCGTAGGCTACGGCAACCCAAACTTCACGTCGGATGCCGACCTTACCATCAGCCTGACGGACTCCAACGCCACCCAAACCGCTCGTAATCTGGCCCTGAACGTCACCTCCAGCGTATCCCTGACCGCCACGCGGAACCTGATCGTCCCGACGATCCAGAAGCCCTACATCATCCGCAACAACACTACTGGTAGCCAGAGTATTGTGGTCAAGACCAGCGCCGGAACCGGGGTCACGGTGCCAAATGGGGCCTATACGGTGGTGTATACCGACGGCACGAACGTCGTCTCCCAGATCACGCAACTGCCTTCTCTGACCCTCGCCACGGCCCTCGCCGCCACCTCCGGCGGTACTGGACAGTCTTCCTACGCTGTTGGCGACCTGCTCTATGCGTCTACTACCACAGCCCTGTCCAAGCTGGCAGATGTGGCTACGGGCAATGCGCTGATTTCCGGTGGTGTGTCCACGGCTCCGGCTTGGGGCAAGATCGGTCTTACAACCCACGTCTCGGGCACCCTGCCGGTAGCCAACGGCGGCACTGGCGACACGACCTACACCAACGGCCAGTTGCTGATTGGTAACACGACCGGCAACACCCTGACCAAAGCTACCCTGACTGCGGGCAGCGGCATTACCATCACTAACGGCACTGGTTCGATCACGATCGCTGGCAACACCGGCACTGTAACTTCAGTCAGCGGCACCGGCACGGTCAACGGTATTACCCTCTCCGGCACGGTTACGTCATCCGGCAGTCTGACACTGGGCGGCACCCTTTCGGGTGTAAGCCTCACGACGCAGGTCACCGGCACCCTGCCCGTGGCAAATGGGGGTTCTGGCGCTACAACTCTGACGGGCGTTCTCAAGGGTAATGGCACCTCGGCGTTTACTGCCAGCAACGTCAACCTCGCATCCGAAGTAACCGGAACCCTACCTGTAGCCAACGGCGGCACTGGCACCACCTCAACGACCTACTGCAGCCTGACGACCAACGTCACCGGAACCCTTCCCGTAGCCAACGGCGGTACTGGTGCGGCAACTCTTACCGCGAATAATGTCCTTCTGGGCAACGGCACTTCTGCGGTTCAGGCGGTAGCTCCAAGCACCAGCGGTAATGTGTTGGTATCTAACGGCACAACTTGGACTTCTTCGGCGCTAACTGCAACGCAAGTAGGAAACGCATACGCCGGTCTTAGCGCTGACTCGATTGGTTCACAGGCTATGGCAATACTTTATAACACAACATCTACCTATGAATTTGGTTCAACAATTTCCGGGGCCAATTTAAGACCCTGCACGGTTAGTGGGGATGTGGGGGGCAGCCCCTCTACTCTTAGTGGCACTTGGCGTTGTATGGGACGCGCAGTTTACGATGATAAAAATACCCCGCGAAACATAGCTATGTGGCTGAGAATCTCATAAGGAAAAATTTATGATTATTGTTATTGAATCAGTTTCAAATCCGGTTTATTGCAATGCAGAAGGAACGGCAATAAATTGCACAGTAAAATTTCAGCATTTACCAGAACCCGTTGAATTTTCTGCGACTTCTTACGATATAGAAGCGCATGGAGTTCAATTATACAACAGCCTACTCGCCGGTGAATTTGGTTCTATTGCACCGTATGTTCCGCCAACAATTCCTGTTGTTGAAGTTGGTGCGTAATGACACATCCAAACTCAAAAATTAGCCTTGTTTCTAACGTCTGGGTAAAGCAGATGGTGTTTGAAAATGTTGGCGATATAAATGAAGGGCACAAGCATTTATTTGACCATCAGACTTTACTTGCATATGGTGAAGTTGAGGTTACGGTTAATGGAAAAAGCAAAGTTTTTGAAGCCCCAACAATTATCTATATCAGGGCCGGACAGGTTCATGAAATAAAGGCCACAAAAGCCGGAACAGTTTGTTATTGCATTCATCCTATTCGTGATGGCGAAAGAATAGAAGATATTATTGATCCGGCAGATGTTCCTGTTGGTTCTAGTATCCAGCAAGGGTTAGTTGAAGGCGTAAAAGCCAAGGAATATTTTAAATATCCGCACGAATTGATTTAAGGAGTACAAAGTGAGCGAACAGACCACTCAGCCGGAATCGGCAAAAGAAGTTGCCGGTAAGACTATCGGTAAGCAAGGTCTTTTCTACATCACGCTCATCGTATGCGTAGGTGTCGGCGCTTCGATTGTGCTTGAAGAATCCAAGATGGCTGCGGTGATGGGACTACTTGGTGCCAGCCTGACCGCTTTGATTTCCATGATGAACGGCATTGCCGGTGCGACTCCGAAACAGGATAAGCCTGAGTTTGAGGTCATCAAGGGTTTGATCGAGCGTCTTGATCAAAAAGAGCCTCCGATGAAGGTGGATGTCGAAGAAGGCCGAGTTACCGTATCCAAAGGTCACGACACCGTTACCATGAAGAAGGAAGACCAATGAGCGACTTTGATTGCGGGGTTTTATGAATTGGTCTGACGTACTGAAGGCTGTTATTCCGATAGTGGTTGCCTCGTTGGCATGGCTGCTGGGGGAAGTCAGTTCGTTCAATACGCGCCTGACCAAGATCGAAGGGCAGATGCCTGCCCTTATTACGCCGCAGGGTGTGCCGACAGATTCACCGTTGTCCGCCGAGCATAGGCACAAACTCAAGGAAGAAATATACCGCGATATTCACGACCTTCAGGTTAGAACTAAACTGATGGAAGAAAGGCAGAAAAAATGAGCGACTTTGACTGGAAGGGTCTGATTAAATCGGTAGCCCCGACTGCCGCTACGCTGCTCGGTGGGCCTCTGGCTGGTATGGCTGTTGAAGCGATTGCCGGTGCGATTGGCGAGCCGAATGCCACCAAAGAGCAGATCATTGAGAAGCTGCAAACTGGCACCCTGACCGCCGAGCAGATGGCTGCACTCAAGACCGCTGAAGCAAACCTGAAGATCAAGCTGCGGGAACTGGATATCGATCTGGAGAAGGTTCATGCCGCAGACCGAGATAGCGCCCGCCAGATGGCTGCAAAGACCGGTGATGTCTGGACTCCGCGGATTCTTGCATTTGTTGTGCTGATCACTTGGGGCATCGTGCAATACCATCTGCTGACTGCCGTGGTTGATAGCTCCATGAGAGAACTCGTAGCGCGACTGCTGGGCACATTGGACGCCGCCCTTATGGCGGTGTTGTATTACTACTATGGCTCGTCGGCTGGCTCCGCCGCTAAAAACGACGCACTGGTTAAGAAATGACCACTCCGCTCTCTGCCAACTTCTCGCTGGCCGAGCTTACCCGCTCCGAGGCCGCTGACCGCAACGGCTGGGACAACACGCCCAATGAGCAAGAGACTGCGAACCTGAAGCGGTTGGCTGCGTTGCTGCAGCAGGTCAAGACGGCGGTGGGCGGCAAGCCGGTGATGGTCAACAGTGGCTTCCGGTCGAAGAAGGTCAATGACTCGGTGGGTTCCAAGGACACCAGCCAGCACCGTCTGGGCTGTGCTGCGGACATTCGGGTGCCGGGGATGAAGCCGAGGGAGGTGGTAGAAGCCTGCATTGCCGCCGGTATCCCGTTTGACCAGATCATCCTTGAGTTTGACTCATGGACACATATCTCAGTGCCGAACACTCCGGAGTTTAAACCGCGTGGTTCCAAGCTGATTATTGACAAGCAGGGCACTCGCCCGTTCGCGTAAGGGGTAATCGATGCCGTTACAGAAACTCCAGTTCAAGCCCGGGATCAACCGCGAAAACACCAACTACGCTGGTGAAGGGGGCTGGTACGACTGCGATAAGGTTCGCTTTCGCTCTGGGTTTCCGGAGAAGATCGGCGGCTGGCAGAATCTGGCGGCTTCGGTGGCGGGCGTTTTCTACACTTACAAGGGTGTATGCCGTAACCTCTGGAACTGGATTACGCTCAACAGCAGTAACCTGACCGCGCTTGGCACGGAGCAAAAGCTCTACATCGAGAACGGTGGTGCGTTCTATGACATTACGCCTATCCGCGATACCGTAACCATCAACAATAACCCGTTCGCCATTACCAACGGCAGTAAGCTTGTTGTTGTAACGGATACTGCCCACGGCGCTACGGTCGGCACCTATGTGACGTTCTCTGGGGCGACTGGTGGGGATTACACCGTATTCAATGCCGAGTATGAGATCGTCGCTGTCGTAGACGCAAACAGCTACCAGATAATCCTTTCTACTGCGGCATCTGCTACGGGGTCTGGTGGTGGGGCTTCGGTATCTGCAGCCTATCAAGCCAACTCCGGTAACTCTGTGGCATCTACCGGCACGGGGTGGGGTGTGGGCCCATGGAGCCGGGATGGCTGGGGTGATGAGTACTCTGGCACGGCTGTTGTGGAAGATACCAATGCGCTGCGGCTGTGGTCGCTGGATAACTACGGTGAAGACCTTGTATCGGCTATCCGTGAAGGTGCGATTTATTATTGGGTGGCTGACACGACGACAACCCCGCCACGTGCAGTGACATTGGAAAGCAAAGCAAATACCGCAGGATACGACGGCGACTTTGTACCAAATAAAGTGTTTGAAATCCATACCTCCGGGGTGCAGCGTTTTGCTATCTGTATTGGGGCCAATCCTTACGATCCGGGCGACTCCGAGACGGACTTCGACCCCATGCTGGTGCGGTGGTCAGACCAAGAAAACATCTACCAATGGGTTCCCGCTGCCACCAATCAAGCGGGTGAAATTCGCATGTCCCACGGCTCGCGTCTGGTTACTGCCCGTCACGGGCGGCAGGAGTTTGTGGTCTGGTCAGATAGCGCCATTTACTCAATGCAATACCTTGGGCCACCCTATGTTTGGGGTGTAAACCTGCTCATGGACGGTATCTCCATCGCCTCCCCAAATGCGGTGGTTGGTGCGAGTAACCTGATGTTCTGGATGGGTGTGGATAAGTTCTACATGTACGACGGTCGCGTCCAGACACTGCCTTGCTCGGTTCGTCAGTTTATTTTTGACGACTTTAACTATGACCAAGCTTATCAAGTAGTTGCTGGTGGTAATGAGCAATACAGTGAAATATGGTGGCACTACCCGTCACTGAACAGCACGTTGAATAATCGGTATGTTATTTACAACTACCTCGACAACGTCTGGTATTACGGCACCATCAACCGCACGGCTTGGTTAGACTCACCCCTGCGTGACCGGCCCATGGCGGCGTTCAGCGTCAAAGTCAGCTACCTGTCCGCTGCTATCACTTCGTCCGACACCACGATCAACCTGATTGATGCTTCGACATACCCGGAGTCCGGCACTATTCAGATTGACAGCGAGAAAATTACATACACCAGCCGGACGGCTACCGCACTTAGTGGGTGTACTCGGGGTGTCAGCGGGACTACGGCTGCTTCTCATGTAGCTTACTCCACGGCACCGTTGGTTATCCCGAATCAGGTGATGTATCACGAAGTCGGCAATGATGACCTCTCTACCGCCGCTGCTATCCCGATCGAAGCGTATATCGACTCGTCTGACTTTGACATCGGAGACGGGCATAACTTCGGGTTCGTGTGGCGGATTATCCCTGACCTGACGTTTGACGGCTCGACCACGGCTGCGCCCAATTACCCGGAAGTCACTATGGTCTGCAAGCCACGGCAGTTCTCGGGGTCTGCATACAGCGCACCAAGTTCTCCTTCGGTGACCAGCGCCCAAAGCTACAACACGCAGCGCGTTTACACGGTGCAGCAGTTCACCGGTCAGGTATATACCCGGGTTCGCGGCCGTCAGATGGCGTTCGAGATCAGGTCTACCGGGCAGGGTGTGGCGTGGCAGTTGGGTGCGCCTCGAATTGATATCCGTCCTGATGGCAAGCGATAAATATGCCCATCCTCAGAACATCCAAGGCTCCCAACTTAATCAATGCTCCGCAGGAGTATTTGGCGCGGTACCACGACCAGCTCAACCGCGAGCTGCGGGTCTACTTCAATGTGATCGACAACGGTCTGTCCAACCTGTTCGGGCCGCGTGGCGGTGACTACCTGACGTTCTCGTATGGCTCCTTCTACGACGACACCGACCAGACCGACGGAGACACGACCCGTGCATACTTTATCCGTTTAAACACCACAGACCTGAGCCAAGGGGTAACGATTGAGAACCGGTCAATTACATTCACGGGAAGCATTGCGACAACTACGCTGACGGTGACGGTAGCTCCTGCGGAAGGCTCGATCTACATCGGGATGCCAATCACCGGAACCGGGGTGACTGCGGGTACAACCATCACGGCGTTTGGCACCGGCGGTGGGTTGACTGGCACCTACACGGTCAGTGCTTCACAAACTGTATCCAGCACCACCATCACCGGCACGTTGCCGACCAAGGTCACAGTTGAAACTGCAGGGATTTACAATATCCAGTTCAGTATTCAATTCATCAACGCAAACGCTAATGTGCAGGACGTTTCTGTTTGGTTGCGCCAAAACGGGGTTGATGTTCCAGCATCTAACGGCGATTCGTCAATACCTGCAAAACACGGGTCTACGGATGGGCGGTTAATCGTGGCTTGGAACTATTTTGCTACGGCAGCGGCAGGGGACTTTTTTGAACTGATGTGGTCTGGCAACAGCTCCGATATTAGTATCCAGCACTTACCTACTCAGTCCAGCCCAACCCGTCCATCCACCCCGTCGGTTATTCTGACTGTAGCCCGGGTATCAGATGTTCCGGAGGTTGTTTATGCGTGATATTATGTTGAAAATCTTGGGGGTTTTATGAGAGAAACTGCCGCTGGCTTGGCCGCTCTGGGGCGAGGCCCCGACACAATGCTGGTTCACATGACCCCGGGGGAAGTACAGGGTCTTCAAGCACTTGCGCTGTCCCACGGCGGCTCCCTGACCATCAATCCACATACCGGACTCCCTGAAGCTGGGTTTCTAAAAGATATTTTGCCTACGATTGTAGGAGTAGGTTTGACAATGATGGGGGTCCCTGCGTGGGGCGTAGGGCTTGGTTCTGGGCTAACTTCCTTGGCTACGGGTAAAGACGCTGGTACTGCTTTGATGAGCGGGTTGCTAGCTGGTGGTGGGGCGGGAATGTTTGGTCCGGGCGCTGCAGGTACAGGCGAAGGTGCGGGGGCTTTACTTAATGCGGGAGCCGCTACCCCGGGTGCATACGCGTCTACTCTTGGCGTTGGTGCCGAGCAAGCAGGGCAACTAGCCGCACAAACTGGTGGATTTGGTCTGGAAGGGCTTACACAAACCGCCGCCAGCGCTGGAGCACAAGCTCCAAGTTACGGGGCTACTCTTGCGGAAGGGTTTAAATCAGCAGCCTCTGATCCCATGGCTTTTGCCAAAAGCAATAAAATGGCGCTGGGTGCTCTTGGTGTAGGGGCTCTGAATGCCTTGGGCGGTTTTGAACAGCCAGCGCTTAATACCGCTATGCCCCAGCAGGAACGTTTTACCGGTAAGTTGTCAGGCCCTATTCGCCGTCCGTACGATCCAGATCGTAATCTCTATACTGACTTCGGCAACTTACGGCCCACATACGCTGCCCAAGGCGGTAACCTCGACATGAAAGACGGTGGTTTTGTTGTGCCGGCCGACGTGGTCAGCCATCTGGGTAACGGCGATACGGATGCAGGGCTCAAAGCGCTGATGAGCAAAACCCGGGCAAAACCCATCAAAGGGCAAGGCGACGGCATGAGCGATTCTATCCCCGCGTCAATTAACGGTGTGCGGGAAGCCCGCGTAGCTTCTGGCGAAGCGTATCTTGATCGAAACGAAGTTGCCCGGATTGGCAAGGGTGATCAGAAACGCGGGTCAAAGAAGTTGTACGCCATGATGGACAAGGTTCGCAAAGCGCGTACGGGCACCGCCAAGCAAGGCCGTCAAATTAACCCCGATCGGTTTGTGCCTGCATGATGGTGAGTTTGGTGCCCCCGGGGCATGTGCATGAATGCTGGCCGTCCGTGCAAGAGTTTATGGACAAGGCGGCAGAGTATACGTTTGGGCGGTATCACGAAGACGATATTTATGACTTGGTGACGCAGAGGCCGGACTATAACCTCTGGGTTGCCTTTGAAGAAGGCCCGGTCTACTATGGGGCGGTTGTTACCAGCATCACGGAATACCCCAACAAACGGGTGCTGGCTATGCAGTTTTGTGGTGGTGATGAGATAGACCGTTGGAAAGACCCCATGCTGGCGCTGCTGCGCCGCTGGGCAAAGGACACGCAGTGCAACGCCATCGAGTTTACGGGGCGCAGGGGTTGGATTAAATTATTTGCCAATGACGGCAACCAAGTTCAATGGGTAACCTGCGAGTTACCGTTAGGAGAGTAGCATGGGCAAAGGCGGCGGCGGAGCACCACAACCAACATCACAAAATGTAACGCAGACTAATCTGCCAGAATACGCACGTCCCTACTTTGAAGACTTAATGAAGCGGGGGCAGGAAGCTTCGCAAGTTCAGTATCAACCGTATGGTGGCGAACGCACTGCAGGGTTTACGCCGCTGCAGGAACAAGCATTCCAAGGTATTCAGAATCTTGGACCTTCCCCCCTTACGGGCACAGGCGCAGGACTCACGGGATTGGCTGCAGGTCAAGCCGCACAGGCTAGTCAGTATCAACCGATGGCCCCCCAACAGACATACCAAGCGCCGCAATACCAAGGCATGGGGATCGAGTATCTGGGCACACAGGCTCCGCAGCTGCAGCAATTTGGTATGAGGCCTGCTGAACGTGTGCGTACTGGGTCTTTTGCACAGCCCGGAACGGCGGAAGCCTACATGTCTCCCTACATGCAGAATGTGGTGGACGTGCAGCAACGGGAAGCGCAGCGGCAGGCGGATATCGCCCGGACTCAACGTGGTGCGCAGGCTGTCGGTGCTGGTGCCTTTGGTGGTTCCCGTCAGGCGATTATGGAGGCCGAAGCTGCTCGAAATTTAGCTACCCAAAAGGGTGACATCCAAGCGCAGGGGCTTCAGTCCGCGTTCCAGCAGGCTCAACAGGGGTATCAGACCGACGCCGCTCGTCGGCTTCAGGCTGCTCTTGCCAACCAACAGGCTGGGCTTACCGTCGGCGGACAGAACCTTGCAGCTGCTCTTGGCGTCCAACAGCTTGGCGCTCAGACGGGTCTCCAGTCTCAACAGCTCAACCAAGCCGCGCAGCTCCAAGCCCAACAGCAGGCACTGGGTCAATCGCAGGCTGCCAATCAGTTTGCCCAACAGAACGCTCAACTCGCCGCTCAATACGGGCTGGCTGGGCTTCAGGCTGGGGAACAGTCGCGGCAGTTCGGTGCCAACCTCGGTATGCAGGGCGCAGGGATGCTCGGGCAGTTGGGCGCGCAGTTTGGTCAACTGGGTCAGACCGCGTTTGGGCAACAAGCAGCAACTGCACAGGCTCAACAACAGGCTGGTGCCGCGCAACAAGCGCTATCGCAGGATATTCTTAACAAGCGCTACGAAGACTTTATGCAGCAGACGCTGTACCCGCAGTCGCAACTGCAGTTCTACAGTTCGTTGCTCCGAGGCGTTCCTGTTGCACCGCAGCAAACCATGTATCAGTATCAAGCTCCCGCATCGACGGCTAACCAGTTATTGAGCGCCGGGCTAGGTGCTTACGGTGTTAATAAGATGTTTTCCAAAGAAGGCGGTGAGATCAAAGGATACGCTGAAGGCGGTGCCGTAAAGGGTTACGCCGTGGGGGGTAATGTAGCAAACCCGCAGGCCCAGTACGAGATGGCGCTGCGCATGCCGATTGAACGACTGCAGCAAATAGTGAAAGGCATGCCCGCCCCAATTGAGCAAGGCGTTGCGCTGTTGGTATTGAACCAGAAAAAGCAAACGCAGACCGCCATGGAAGGCGAACAGGCACAAGCGCAGCTTAACCAGCCCACCATAAAAGATCGCATATTGGGTCTTAACGGCTTGGCGGATATGGACATCCCCGAAGGCGGTATTGCTGGTGAACCGGAAGAAGTTGAAGGCGAAGAACCGCTGCAGGCAGCAGCGCAGGGTGGGCCTATTCGGTTTCAAAATCAAGGTGAAGTGCCTTCTTTGATACCACAAGCATTGCGGGATTTATATTACCGCAAAAGAACGTACGCTACCCCCGCTGAAGAAGCCCGCGCGCAACGTTTAGAAATTGCCAAAAAAGAACCACTGTTGGCAGCAGCACCCGACGTTATGAGCGGGTTTATGACCGACCCCATTACCGGGGTACGGATTCCGGTATCCGATGTTGTGGACCGTAAATACAGCGACCAATACAGCGAAGTGCCAAGCACCGGTATTGCTGATATTGTCTCACCCAAAGCCAAACCCAAGGCCAAAGCCGCTCCTAAAGACAGCGGTATTGCCGTGGGCCGCTATGCACAAGAACCTGATGCTGCTGCGTATGGGCCTTCATCGGTTTATCCCACGGCTACCGGCGCTGCACAGCCAGCGATGTCCGAAGACGACTTGATAAAGAGCTACGCGGAGAAGGCGGCGGGGTACATGAAGGGACCGCGTGAAGCGTTCCGCAGTGCTCAGAAAGCGTCGGAAGAAGAAGCCCGGAAAGGGATAACCGCGCTTCGTGAAGAATCCAAAGGAGTTGCAGCACTGCGTGCGGCTAGAGAACTGTCCAAGGGTGGGCGTCGTAGCTTTGAATCCATCGGTGAGGCGCTGGGCGTTGCTGGCGAGACCGGCATGCAGTATGGCAAAGAACGGCGAGCCGCCGAGAAAGAACTGCGGGCGTCGCAGATAGATATGGCCAAGGCCGAAATGGCGTTTAAGCAGGGTGACTACGAGCTTGGCGCAAGGCTTATGGACAAGTCGGAAGATCGTAAACTTAAAGCAGCGGAGCAGGCTGGGTTGGATGCGTACCGAAAAGAAATGGTGCGGTTGCAAGGTACAGAACTTACTGAAAAAGAGCGTCACAATCGCGCAACGGAACGTTATCAAATGGGGTATCTTGGTATTTTGGGTGGCAAAGGAGATTTGCAAGAACGCCGGCTTGACGACGTAAATAAACAAAAAGCCTTGCTGCAAGCAAGTAACGAAACAAAGACCATGGGGCAAATAGCCATGCTAAAAAGGCTGCCTGAATATAAAGGCATGTCTGACGATCAGATTCGAACTGCGCTGGCTAACAAATATTATAAGATGCTTAGCGGCGAAGCGGGTCTCGGCGCACTTGCGCCGTCTGCTCCGGGGGCAGGTCTTGATCTTTCGAAGTGGGGTCAATCGCAACAAGTTGGGAGGTAGTAATGCCGCTTTACGAAATCACCGCGCCCAATGGCAAACGTTATCGTATTGAGGGTCCGGAAGGCGCAAGTCGTGAAGATGTAGCGCGGGCTGTATTAGCGCAAAACCCAGACGCCGCAACCCCTGCTCCCGAACCCACTATGGGCGGGTACGTCCAAGAGTCTTTGAAAGCAATACCCCGTGGCTTTGTTGGCGGTCTTGAAAGCGCGGCGCTGGGCGCTGCAGCGCTGCTGCCGGGAGATACGGAAACCGGGTTTGAAAAGACTGCTCGGGAAGGTATCAAGGGTCTGGCTGAACGGTTCAAACCGTCCGTAGCCGCTGGCTACGAAGAAGCCATCCCGGTTAAACTGGCTGAAGCCGTGGGTTCTATGGGTACTTTGCTTATCCCCGGCGGCGCGGCGGGGTTGGCAGCCAAAGGTCTTGGCGCGGCTCAAGGCGCACAACGGGTTGCTCAACTTGCAGCCACTACACCGGTGGCTGGCGCTATGGGTGCTGGCGAAGCCCGTGAACGCGCTGTTGCTGCGGGTGCTACCCCGGAACAGATTCAGACTGCTACGGCCGCTGGTGTTGTTCCGGGTCTAGCCGAGATGCTTCCGGTTGAGCGCATTTTCCGTAGAATGCCGGATGAACTCAAAGGCGGGATTCTGGAACGGGTCAAAAGGGCGCTGGTTACCGGTGGTTTTGAAGGCGCGCAAGAAGCCGCATCCGCCGTTGCGCAGAACTTGATTGCTAAAGGGGTGTATAAGCCCAGTCAAGAACTGATTGAAGGCGTTGGAGAACAGGCCGCCTACGGGGTTGGTGCTGGTGCCATTGTGCAGTTCTTGGTGGACGCCGTCGCCGGTCGTCGTGCCCCGCCCAAAGGTGCAGCGGAACGGGCCCAGAGGCTGGAGGAAGAACGTACGGCTGCGGAGAAGCAAGCCGTGGTTGACGCGTTTAATGCGCTCCCGGGAGAAGTGACAGCAGACAAAGTAGCGGCTGCAGATCAAAAAATTGAAGCAATCAAGGCAGACCTCAAAACGCTGGGTAAACAACAACGTGGCGGCTCGCCCGAAGCCAATGCCCTGCGGCAAGAAATACGCAAGCTGCAACAAATTAAGAAGCTTGGAGAATATGGCGGCACGCAGACCGATCTGTTTGGGGAAGTGGGTGGTGGGTTTACTCCGTTACAGCCGTCCGAAGAAGCTGTAAGTTTTGGAGCCAACTACCGCCGTGCGCAACAAGATATTCAGAATTTAAAAGCGCAACTTGAAAGTGCGAAAGCTGCTGGCAACATATCTGCAGTAGAACAGCTCAGTGACATTATCAATCAGCGCGAAGAGGCATTGGCTTCTTTTGCCCCTCCTGCGAAGCAAGCGCCTTCTATGCAGCGTCGCCTTGCTATGGAGCAGACAGTAACTCTGTATCGCGGAGAGTCAAAAGAAAATGTAGCTGGCGGTGAGTGGTGGACAACTAATCCAGATAAAGCCGCTAAGTATGGCCGGGTTACGTCTGTTGAAGTGCCGCTTAGCGCTCTTTCTCGGCATGCTGCTCGGGGGCACGGTGGTGCCGATGAGTTTGTATTTCCGACTAAAGGGGCTCGTCCCCCTGATTTAGCCAAAGGGCTTTCGGCAGAGTTTTCGGCAGAGCTTGATCCTAAGCAAACGTATCTTGCAAACTACCGTCGGGCGCTGAACGACCTTGAACAGATCAGCGCGCAAAAAGCTCAAGCGGAAGAAATGAATAACCAAGCGGCTATTAGCTACTTTGGTCGGTTGGAGCAGCAGCGCAAAGCTGCGCTGGATGCGTTTGAAGAGCAAGGCAAGAAACTTGGCGTATCCGAAGACGAGCTTAGCGTGGCATCGCGCGGTGTTGTGGGGCAGCTTCAATCTCTGCGCAACCGCCAGAAAACGCTCAACAGCAAAGGCAATTACGACGAAGCCGCAGCACTGCAGCCTCGTATTGAAACTTTAGAGCAACAGCTTGCAGAGACTACGGGTACTCCGCTGGAGCGGGAAGCCGGCCAGCGCGCTGAACGGCAAGCCGAGTTGTTTGCCGAAGAAATGGAAGCAAAGCCGTATCCGTCAGTAGCACCCAAAGTTGCGCAACCAGAAGTACCGCCCGAAGTTGCTGCGAAACTGGAACAGCTTCAAGGACAACGCGCGCAGCTTGTAGATCAAAAGAAAACTACGTCTGGTGCCCGCGCAAAATACATCCAGAATCAGATAGACGCCTTAGATCAAGACATCAATGCGTTGCAGCAGCAAGGGGTTGTACCCGCCGAATACGTAAGCGGCGCAGTTTTTGGTGAACAGGCGCTGGAACAACTGACTGAAGCCCAAGAAGCGCGACTGCAACAAGCGCGGGACGTGTTCAACACCCAACGTCAACAGCGCCAACAAGAAGCGGAAGCGCAGCAAGTTGGCGAGCGCAGCGAACAGATTGCGCAGGTTGCCCCAATTGAAGCTATGCTCATCGCGCGAGGGATCAAGGTTGAAGAACCTAGACCGCTCAGTTTAAAACGCAAAACGTTGACCAAAGAGTTGCTGGCGCAGCCCCGCAAAGAAAAAATGCTGCCGGGTCTTGGCGAAGGAGTTACAACCAGCAACCTGCGGGAGAGTATCGATAACGTAAACCTGACGGCTCCGGTTCAAAAACTGTTGGGTCTGACGCTGCCGCAGGAAGTGTCTTTGGCCGACGAGCAGGGTGCGCAGACTGCTTTACCAATTATTCAACAGCGCATTTACGATCTGGAGTCGGCCCGGCGCACGGAGTTTCCCAGCAAGACGCTGGTAGAAGACGGCAAACTTACGAAAGACGGGCAACGTCTTGTAGGCACGGAAGCAGCGCTTAACGTTCTGCGGCGTTTGGAATCTGTTGCCAAAATGTCGCTACCGCAACCCGAAATGACTGCTGCGGAACGCACTGCGGTTGAAAAACTGGGCGCGCTTCCTGAGTCCCGCGTGACCCCCGCAAAAGCTGCAGAAACAATAGCTAGTTTGCGCCAGCAACGCGCTGCTGCACTGTCTGATTTTGGGGCGGCTATTGATGGCTTGCGGCGCGGCGAAGCTACCGATCCTGTAGAAATTGACGCGGATAAGCAAAGAACCCGCGAACTAATTAACAACTTGATGTTTTTTGTAACTCGTGAAGCGCAACTGGCGCGGGTCATGAATAACAAGGGTGCAGCTTCGCCCGAACAAATTAACCAGCTTGTACGCCCCCTTCGCGCGAGGCTTGAACAGCTTCTGGAAAATGCCAAACCTGCGGGATCGCAACGCGAAGCCGATTTGATGCGCCTACTGGCAGGTGCTATTCAAAGCCAAGACCGCGCAGGTATTGCGCAATATCGGCAAGAACTGGCAAGAGAACGTCAGCGTTTGTCTACCCCCGACACACAGGCAAAAACGATACGCTTGCAAAATGGCGTGGAAGTAACAAAAACAGCAACTCAAGATGGCGGCAGCAATACGGTTGTTACCCGTGAAGGTAGAACTGTTCAGAACACAACTAAATATAAATACGACGCTAGCGTAGACGGTGAAAAAACAGTAATTCGCGTTGAAAAAAATAACATCACTGGCGAAACAGAAGCCTTTTTTGAAATAAATGGTGCCGCAGTAGGTTCTGGTCTTGGCATAAAACAGCTTGTTGCTAACGGCATTTCTGTTGAAAACGCTCTTAAAAAAGTACTGCCTACTACTGAATTTTTGCGAAAAAGAAAAAGTTTTGAGGGCGTTGAAAGCACTCTACCGTCAGTAATCGAGCGTGGTATGACTACGGGGGACGTTACGAAACTGACGTATCCCGCCCAACGTATTGCGCAAGGCGAAAGTGAACTTAGTCGTCTGCAGGCTGAAATTGCCAAAACAATCTACAAGCTAGGGTATACAAAGCGTGCGGCCAAGCAGCGCGTTACTCCGCCGTTTGCTCTCCAAGGCGAAATGGCCGCAGAGCGTAAAGTTGCTGCAGTGCAAAATATGTTGGCAAGAGCCAAAGCGGAAGGGGATGAACAGGGTGTTGCCCGCGCTGAAGAAATCCTTCAGGGACTGCGTGCTCCGGCTACGGCGGATAAACAGAACGTTGCAAACAAACTTGATGAAGCGCTGCGGCGTGAAGTCCCCGAAGCTGATCGTGCTGTGCTAGAACGTGCGGCAGATATGCTGGCGCGGGGCTCGGTCCCCAAGGAGCTTGTTGCAGAAGTAAACGATGTTGCCGACAGTATATTGATGGGTCGGGAAGCGGACTTGAGCGGTTTGCAAAGCGAACTGCGCCGCGCAGAAGAAGCGTTGATGGAAGCCCCGGGGCAACGTGAAATTGAAATGCCTGAAGCGCGGTCGTTTATGCGCGCCACTCCGGCTAATTTGAAGCGCGCTGCGTTTATCCAAAAGAGTAAAGCCCAAGAACGTAAGCGTGTTGAAGAAACCAAAAAACGTGCAGAACAGGGGCGCACAACTGAACAAAAAATTGAAACTATTGAACAAGCGTTTGAAGAAGCCAAACGTGAAGCAAACAGCATTGTCAGGAAAGAAGAGCAGCGCATTAGGGACGCAATCGCAAAGACAGACGAATTTGCAAAAATGGCGCAGGGGTTACGCAAAAAAACCTTTACGCTTGCGCAGTTTAAAAAGCTACTCGGTCTGAACCCCACGCTTGATCCTGTTGAAACCAAAGCATTGGCTGATAAATACGAAAAAACAGCGGAAGAACAGTTGCAGTTTGATAAAGATGTTTTGTATACCCCTGAGCGTATACAAGCATTTTTGGACGCAAATAAAGATTTTAAGGAAGCGGAGTCACGCTTAAACACTTTGCTTGAAGCAGCGCAAGCAGAAAAACAACGGTTTCAGGTTAGCAAAAATGCTAAACCTAGCGCTGCGTATAAGATGTTAATAATAAAAATAAACAAAGAGTACCGAGAAGCAATGTCTCGTTTAGACGCAGCGCAAAATTTTATTAACCCTGCTTACATGCAAGCTGTTTTAAAAGCAAACAAACAGTATCAAGAGGCGCTGTCGCGGTTGGCTGCAGCAGAAAAATATATTGCTGAACTGAAGACGATGGGTCAAGCGCAAGCGTTGAAGAAACGACTTGACGCTGTAGAAAATGCGCGTAAGCAAACAGACCGGCAACTGTACGATGCGCACGACGACGCCGCTGCTAAATTGAAGAAGTGGGCGGAAGCCTCTGGCGCTACGATGCGCACGGTTACTGTTGAGCGGGCGCCTGTAAAAGTATCGGCAAAAATTATTGAAGCAATTCCGGAAGAAAAACGTGGAGAACTGCTTCAAACACAAACTCTTATAAACGAACTTACGGAACATATACGTAGTATTGCACAAACGCTTGGTTTAAAAACTAAAGAACAACAAGCGTTGGACCCGTACTTGGATGCAGATACTGTTCGTAAATTTAGCAGCGAACAACGCAAACTGTACAACCAGCGACTTGAGCTTATTGATGAGCGGGAGCGTTTGCGTGAACGTATGGTTACGCGGCGTCTTGTTACTGTCCAAAAGCCAAGCGCTGAAGAACGTGCAGAGCAAACAGCAAAAGAACTACAAGAACAGTTGCACAGCATTGCGGCGCGTATTTTGCCGCGTCAATACAATGAAATTGAAATTCAAATTGCCAAGGTTGAAAAGCAAATTGCAGACTTGCCGAAGTCAAAAGCTGCAATACAGCGCCTGAAAAACGAAGTTACAAACTACACAAAAGAAATAAAGCGCATCCGCGACGTAAACAAAAACGCATCCCCTGCAGCGGTTGAGCAAGGCAAAAAACAAATTAGTGATATTCGCAAAAAGCTTAACGCTATTAACAAAGCGCTTAATAAAAAAACACGTTCTGCTTTGGAGACCCAACTGACGGCGTTGAAAGATCAACGGCGAAACATTGCACAACGTGCGGTTAAATACGACGTTGACTTGGGTGCGCGAACTACTAAACAAGAAACGCAAAAAGCGATGCAACCCGTCGCTCGCACTATGACGGAAATTGCAGAACGCGAGCAGCAATATGGTGCGCAGCGTAAGGGTGCTACCAAAGCAAATGTTCCTGAAATGCGTACGGATGAAGAAATTAAACGGCAAAAAGAAAGTCAAGACCGCCGCAAAGCCGCACGGCCCCAAGAAGATGAAGGCCCTATTTACGGTGAACCAGACTTCCGTGACGCCACCGACGCAGACACCGGGGTTGATGCTGGCGAAGCCAAAACCGTTGCTGACCGGGTGCAGAAAGCACTGCCGGAGGGGGTAAAGTTTGTCTACGCCCCGACACT